CTGGAACTGTTCCTGTAGCAAGAATTAATTCTTCAAGCTCTACATTTCTACTTGGGGGTATAAAAATTGCAGCTACAGATAATTCTCAAAATTATATCGCTTTCTCAGGAACAACAGGAGACCAACCAGGTAACTTTAATCACTCCTATATAGGAGAGCGTATCTATAGTGGCAGTGAAAAATCTGAATTAGTTTTAGCAAAATATAATGATGTAGAGGGTGCCTCTGGCTCAGATAGAATTAGGATGCTTGGTAACAACATTGTTTTTGATACCTATAGTTCTGTTATTACACCATCTGCAGATGCTTCATTAAGTACTGCGGTAGGAACAGGAAGTCCAAGTACGAGAATGACTATAAATCAAAATGGTTTAGTGACTATAAATTCTGTTAATAATGCTTATGCTTTCAAGGTGTTTGGTGGGGATACTGATTCATTTTTTGGTGTATCAGATGATGCAAATAATAGTGCTAATATTATTGTTACTAGGTCTGATGGAGCAACATCGTTTGAGCATAAAGGTCATAATGGAGCAACAACCATAGATGGTGCAATTACAAGTACAGGTGCTTTAACTGTCACATCTGGCAATACAAGTACTTTTGCCGGTACAGATTACCTTAATATCAATGCAAATGTTGGTAACGTTAATACAAATGGTTCTCATGGATTGCATATAGGTTGGAATAAGTCTAGTGGTGGCCGCGAAGTTAACATGATATTTGATGGCGGTACTACACAAGCTGATACTGAGATGATCTTTACAAGTACAGATGGTACTACATATACAGACATATTCCAAATTAATGGTGGCGGTAATGTTGATGTAAAAAGCGGTGGTTTAAGAATTGGAACAACCACAGTCATAGACTCTAATGCAAGAGTTTATACAACATCTGTACAATCTAGTGGTAAAATTGCCTTTTTAAACGGTAGTAATGGATCTAGTGGAAGTGGTGCTCAAGGTATTAGAGTAAATACACTATATGCTGGTACAACTTATGCAAGTGATGGTGCAGCTTCTGGTATGGTTGATACTCTTAATGGATATAGAGTAAGAGGTACACAAAGGATAGACTCTTCAGGTAATTTCTTTGCTAGCGATTCTATTAATATAGGTGATGATGCAACAATAGACGACATGAATGTTGCCAATACTATTAGAGTTAAAGGACAACAAGCTAGTAATCAAGGTTTTATTGTTTTTGGTGATAATAATTCAGCTAAACTTGGTTGCAATAACTCCTCAACTTTAACGTATGGAAGCAACTTCAGTGTTAGTGGTGATATAACAACATCAGGTAATTTAACTCTTGCAGAATACATATACCATTCAGGAGATACAAATACTTATTTAAGATTTACTGGTGATGCTATTACATTGAGGGCTGGTGGTACAGATATGATTAACATCATAGAAGGTTCAGATGACTATGTAGAAATTGCTGGAAGATTACAAACTAGAGATGGCGTAGATTTACGATTGTTCCATTCATCATCGACATCTGGTGCTGCCATACATATGCCACGAGCTGGTTATATTAGTTTGTATGGTGATACAAGTGTACACCATTGTATAAGATCAGCAAATCAGGGTAATGCTGAAGCTGATGATATAATGATTAGTTCTTATGGTGCAGTTTATATTGATCTTGATTCTAATAACAATAATACATCAGGTGCTGACTTTGTAATTGGTCGACATAATGCTACGAACTCAAATAGATTTAGTGTAAGTGGAGAAGATGGAGATACAATTGCAGCAGGTGATGTCACAGCTTTTGGTTCACCATCAGATATTAGACTCAAAGAAAATATAGAAGTAATTGCTGATCCACTCAGTAAAGTATTAAAACTTAAAGGTGTGACATTTAATTATAAAGACACAGGTAAAAAATCAACTGGACTTATTGCACAAGATTTAGAAGAAGTCTTGCCAGAAGTTGTTTATGAAACACATAATATAAATGATGAAAACGATAAATTTAAAGCAGTTAGATATGGTAATACTGTAGGTTTATTGGTTGAAGCAATAAAAGAACAACAAACTATTATAAATAGATTAGAAGAAAGAATTAAAAAACTCGAGGGAGAAGATAATGGCGATTAATAAAACAGTAACAATCGAAAGACTTGAAGTTTTTCCACCAGAAGATACGACTGCTGAAAATACAAATAAGGCACATGAAAGTATACATGTTATTCGTACCGTTACCTTTACAGGTACTGGACAAAATGCATCTGATGTAGATTTACCTATGAAAGACACAAATTCAAAAATGCTATACTACTATTCAGATGAAGCAAATGGAACTAAAACTTCAGTTGTAGGAGAAGATGCATTAGTGCAAACTATAGCAAATGCAATTTGGAGTTAATAAGAAATGGCAAAACCAAATAGTAAAGATACATTTAAAGATTATTGTCTAAGACAATTAGGTGCACCTGTCATTGAGGTAAATGTCGATGATGACCAATTAGACGATAGAGTAGATGAAGCTTTACAATACTATCAAGAATACCATACTGATGGTACTGAAAGGTTTTTCTTAAAACATAAAGTCGTTGGATCAACAATAGCATTTAGTGGATTATCAGGTACATTCCAAGTTGGAGAAATTGTAACTGGTGGAACATCTGGAGCATCGGCTGAAATATCTAAAATAGATGGTGCTAAACTAATATATAAAGTATTAAAAGATGATAGTTTATCGTTCCAAGCAAATGAAGGTATCACTGGTGACACCTCAGGGGCCACAGCACAAATATCTAGTACAACAATTGGTGACTTTGAAAATAAATTTATACCAATAAATGATCTTGTAACTCAGGTAGTTCAGGTATTACCAATTAGAGATGCGGTCAGTTCAAACGATATGTTTGATGTTAGGTATCAAATACATTTACACGATCTATATAATTTAGGATTCATGGGTAGTCTTGCAGAATATGTTATGAGTATGCAATATCTTGATATGCTTGATAATGTAATAGACTCAGATGAAAAACAAATAAGTTTTGAGAAACATAAAAATCAATTAAGAATATTTATGGATTGGGTTGATGAAGTACGTATAAACGATTTTATTGTAGTCGAATGCTATAGAGTAATAGACCCAGATACATTTACAGATGTGTATAATGATTATTACTTAAAGAAATATGCAGTGGCTTTAATTAAAAGACAATGGGGCCAGAACTTATTAAAGTTTGAAGGTATGCAAATGCCTGGTGGTGTTACATTTAATGGCAGACAGATATATGATGATGCAGTTGCCGATATTGAAAGACTCGAAGAAGAAATGAGATTAAATTGGGAAGACCCGGTTGATTTTTATACAGGATAATAAATGCCTAGAAATGTTTATTTTTCACAGTCCGTAAAATCTGAACAGAATCTTTACGAAGACTTAATAATAGAATCACTAAAAATATTTGGACAAGATGTCTTTTATATTCCTCGTGTGCTTGTCAATAGAGATAATATATTAGGAGAAGACCCTGCTTCAAAATTTGATGATGCTTATATAATTGAAATGTATATAGAAAACGTCGATGGCTTTGAAGGGTCAGGTGATATATATTCTAAGTTTGGTTTAGAAATACAAGATGATGTGACCTTTGTAGTATCTCGTAGAATGTGGAATCAGTCAATAGGTAAATTTAGTAGTAATACGATTAATCCTAGACCACAAGAAGGTGATCTGATCTTCTTACCAATGACTAATACATTTTTTGAAATAGATTTTGTAGAACACGAAGACCCATTTTATCAATTAAAGAATTTACCAACATATAAACTCAGATGTACTAAGTTTGAATTTAGTGATGAAAAATTTGATACAGGTATTGAAGCTATAGATGATGAAATAGCTGAGAATACATATAAGCTTACTATGGATATAGCTACAACTAATTCACAGTTCCCAGAGGATGGTGAGATAGTAAGACAAACCGTTGCAACCGGTATTCAGGTGTTTGGTGAGGTAGTCGAAAGAACTAAAACCTCAGCTACAGTTGGACAAATAAAAGTACAGAACATTGGAGTCACTGGCTCTAATGACTTTAGAGACTTTTTGGTCGATGCAACAAAACCACTTGTCGGAGACACTTCATCTGTAAGTGTCACAATAACAAAAGTATATGGATTAGCTGATACGACAGGTGAGGCATTTATAGATGATGGTGCCGCAGAGAATGTAACGTATGAAGCCTTTGAATCTGGCTTTATTGATTTCAGCGAGAGTAATCCATTTGGAGACCCATAATGTTCGGAGATCATTTTTATCATGCTACAATGCGAAAATCCGTAGCTGTTTTTGGAACACTATTTAATGACCTGAAGGTTGTTAGAAAGGCTTCTGGCGGTGGTGTATTAAATCAAATAAGAGTACCATTAGCCTATGGACCTAAAGAAAAGTTTTTAGCTAGATTAGATCAGGCTACACAATCAGATGCTTCTATAGCAATTAAGTTACCAAGAATGGCATTTGATATTACTAGTCTTACACTAGATACTTCAGCTAAATTACCTAGAAGAAATGCAATAGCAGAAGATAATATCAGTGATGTTACGAAAAAGAAAGTAATTAAACATTACACATCATATGATATTGGAATGTCATTATATATTATGGCAAAAAATCAAGATGATGGTTTACAAATCATGGAACAGATATTACCATATTTTCAACCAGAGTATTCAGTCACAATTAAACCTATTGATGGGTTTGACCACAAACAAGATGTTCAAGTAATCTTAAATGATGTAAGTATAGAAGATAATTACGAAGGTGATTTTACAGAAAGAAGAGTATTAACATATACACTAGGGTTTACAATGAAGATGAAGTTTTATGGACCTACTAATGATAATGCTAAACTCATTAGAGAAGTTAAACTTGATTTCAAAGAAAAAGACAACCCAACAAGAAAGTTTGAAGATATGGATTTCACAATTAATCCAACGACAGCAAAAGAAAGTGATACTCATACAGTTGTAACCACAATCACTGAAGGTGGATAATGAAGAAAGACAAGATTATGAAAAATTTAGAAAAGAATGTCCCTGCGATACAGGAAAATAAACCTATATCGCTCAATAAAGATGTCAAAGATGATTATGATTTTTCTAGGAGAACGTATAAAGATTTAATTACGGTCGGTACTAGGTCCTTAGATGTTTTAGCTGAACTCGCACGCGAGAGCGAGCACCCGCGAGCCTTTGAAGTTTTATCTAAAAGTATCAAAGATATCGGTGATACCACCGAGAAACTAATGAAACTACAAAAAGATAAAGAAGATTTAAAGAAAGTTCAAGACACAGCAAAGAAGGTTACTAATAATAATGTATTCGTTGGTAGTACTACTGACCTACAAAGAATGTTATTAGATAAGGACAATGTGATAGATGCAAAGAGTAAAGAATAACGAATTTGGATATTTAGGAAATCCCTCTGTAAAACGTGATGGGGTTGAGGCTTCTTTTACAAAAGAAGAAGTGAAAGAATATGCCAAGTGTATGAAAGACCCTGTCTATTTTGCTAGAAAGTATATTAAGATTATATCACTAGATGAAGGTTTAGTACCTTTTGAAATGTACCCATATCAAAAGAAGATGTTTAAACATTTCAATGATAATAGATTTAGTATTGTTTTAGCATGTAGACAATCGGGTAAATCTATTTCATCAGTTGTTTATATCTTATGGTATGCAGTCTTTCACCCAGAAAAGACAATTGCAATATTAGCAAACAAAGGTGCAGTGGCAAGAGAGATGTTGGCTAGAATTACTTTAGCCTTAGAGAACCTTCCATTCTTTTTACAACCTGGGTGTAAAGCATTGAATAAAGGTAGTGTTGAATTTAGTAATAATAGTAAGATCATAGCATCAGCAACTTCTGGTAATTCTATAAGGGGTTTATCTATTAATTTATTATTCTTAGATGAGTTTGCTTTTGTAGAGAATGATGCACAATTCTATACATCAACTTATCCTGTTGTCACGGCTGGTAAAGATACACAGATTATAATTTGTTCTACAGCTAATGGTATAGGTAATGTCTATCATAAACTATGGGAAGGAGCTGTACAAGATACAAATGAATTTAAACCATTTAGAGTTGATTGGTGGGATGTACCTGGTAGAGGTAAAAGATGGAAGAAACAAACAGTAGCTAATACTTCTGAATTACAGTTTGAACAAGAGTTTGGTAATACATTTCATGGAAGAGGTAATACACTGATCAGTGCAAATCATTTATTGGCTCAAAAGAGTAAAGACCCTATGTGGTTCAAAGAAAATGTTTATGTATATAAAGAGCCAGAAGAAGGTCATGAATATGTAATGACCGTAGATGTCTCTAAGGGTAAGGCACAAGACTATAGCACATTTAATATTATTGATGTATCAGTAAAACCTTTTGAACAGGTATGTGTCTTTCGTGATAATAATATATCACCAATGTTATTACCAGATATAATATACAAATATGCAAAGACTTATAATAATGCTTATGTCATTATAGAAAGTAACGATCAAGGGAGTGTAGTCTGTAATGGATTATATTATGAATTAGAATATGAAA